GAGTTAGATCGCGGCGGTGACCCTTACGACAGAACCAACATCGTCGGCTCATGCGCCAGTTGCAATGCTCGGCGCGGCGCCATCCATGTCAATAAGAAAACAGCGACACGCGTACAAAATCGCGCAAAACTTTCTTTTTTGGACGAAAAGAACACCCCGAGCCCCTCCGTACAAATACCCTCAACTAGCCTGAACCAGCAGGAACCAGCCCGAACCAGCGGTGGTTCGGTCATATCTGGTCGTATCGAGCCGAGGTTGGTAACGCCTGTTCCACCCGGTGAGAGTTTTGGTCCTGCCCTAACTGCGTGGGCTAAGCGCGTGCTCAATATTGATCTGATGGAGTGGCAACAGCGAATCGTAAATGACGCGTTGACTGTGGATGCTGACGGCGACTTTGTGTTCCGTGAGGCTTGTATCTCAACGGCACGTCAGAACGGTAAGAGTTTGGTGATGCGTGCGGTCGCTGGGTTTATGGCAACTGAGTATGCAGCTGCTCGCCGTGAACCTCAGACGATCGTCATTGTGGCTAACCAGAAGCGTCGAAGTATGGCCTTGTTTCGTGATGTTGTCCGAGACCTTGAAAACTTTGATTGCAAGGTTCGTTGGCAGAACGGTGACGAACGAATTAACTTCCCTGACGGCTCAAGCATCTCAGTAGTCGCGGCGTCGGCTCACGCGCACGGTATGACTGCGTCAGTTCTGCTGGTGGACGAAGTGTGGGACATTGGGCCTGACGTTGTGTTTACGGCTTTACGGCCTTCACAGATTGCGGTCAAGAATCCGATGATGATGATGTTCTCAACTGCTGGCGATCAAGGTTCAACAGTGTTGTTGCAACTTAGGGAGCAGGGCATCGCGGCGATTGACTCGGGTCAACCGACGGCGCTCTATTTTGCCGAGTGGTCACTTCCACCCGGTGTGAGTCTTGAGGATCGGTCGCACTGGGGATGGGCTAACCCAGCGTTGGGGACGACCATCACGGCCAAGGCTTTGGAGTTGGCTTACGACTCGCCGAACCGTCAAGCGTTCATCCGTGGCCACCTCAATCTGTGGGTAGATTCGACAAACTCCTATTTGCCGATCAACCTATGGAACGACCGCAAATCCGACAAGCCAGCACCAGCGACCCAGTGGCTTACCATTGATTCATCGGTTGATGATTCGCGTTACTGCGGAATTTCAACTGCTTTTGATGACGGTCGCGTGATTGTGTCGGTCGCGTTTGTTGTTGAGTCGGCTGCTCAAATGTGGGAGGAAGTTGTGCGGATCATGCACGACCAAACGGTGAAACTTGCGGTCACCCCGTCGCTAGAAATTCACTGTCCGCCAGACTTACGGCGTCGGATGCAAATCGTCGGCTACGCCGAGTTACTCAAATGGACTGCAGCTTGTCGAGCGATGATTGTTGAGGATCGCGTTAACCACACTGGCGATATCGCATTGGCTGAACATCTCGCCCGAGCCGTGGCCGTAAAAACTGGTGGGTCTATTGTGCTCAGTTCGCAGAAGTCACCCGGTCCGATTGAGTTGGCGCGTTGCGCAGTGTGGGGAATCATGCTCGCGTCCAAACCAGTGCGGTCGTCGCGTGCCGCTTTCGCTTTTGGCTGAGGGTACTTAACACAGGACAAAAAGTGTGAGAGAATCGCTAGTGATGGCTCTTTTCGGCAGCAAGAAAGTTAATGCGACCCCCGCGTTTGCGTCTGCTCCCGTTCAGGCAGCGGCTGGTTCAGCCGCGCAGATCGGCGATTTTTACGCGTACTCTGTCGGGGAGTTGCAACGACTCGCTTTGTCTGTGCCGACCATTTCGCGTTCAATTCAGATGATCGCGTCAATGGTCGGCTGCTTGGAACTTAAGCATTACACGACGCAATGGACTGGATCCGAGTACGAAGAAATTTACATTCCTAATGAGCAGTGGATGGATCAGCCCGATCCTCGCGTGACTCGAAATTTTATTTTCTCCCAGTTAGTCACCGACCTTATTTTGTGGGGTCAGGGCTTTTGGTATGTCACCTCACGGTCGTCCGCTACTGGCCGTCCGCTTTCGTTTGAATGGCTACCCGCCGCAATGGTCAGCCTTGGCGACCAGCAGACCGCCCAGCGTTTTGGACCGTCTAACGACATCATGTTCAATGGCATCCAGTTAAACACTGACGACGTGATCCAATTCTTGGCACCGTCGCAAGGTTTGCTATACACGGGCAACCGCGCAATTTCTACGGCCCTAAAACTTCAGCAATCCGCTGATCGTTTTGCAGTCAATGAGATTGCCGCTGGTTGGTTGCAACAGACCGACGCATCCGAACCGATGTCGGCTGAGGACCTTTCGGAACTTGCCGCCGCGTGGCGTAATGCTCGTCAGGTAGGGGCTATTGGGGCCCTTAACAGCGTGGTCACATTTAAGGAATATTCCAGCGACCCAAATCGTTTACAATTAGTGGAAAGTCGTCAATTTCAAGCACTTGAACTCAGCAGGTTGACTTCCGTCCCCGCTTATTTACTGGGGATCGGCGTACAAGGTTACACATACCAAAACGCACAGTCCGCACGACAGGACTTGTACTTGTTCGGCGCAAAACAGTATTTGGATTGCATTGAACAAACCTTGTCAATGAACAACATTCTGCCCCGTGGCCGTTATGTCGAATTTGATGTTGACGATTACCTACAAGAAAACGACTTGTCAAAAGTTGCTTACGAACCATCAGCAGAAGAACGCAGATCAGAGGAAATGGCATGATTCGACTTACAGCCGATCTACCCACATTGGATTTCGCAAAATCAGATAGTGACGCGCCCGCGTCTATCTCTGGTATTGCAGTTCCGTGGGCTCCAGTTACCGCGACCGTTTTAGGCGGTCAGCGTGTCGCGTTTGAGCGAGGTGCTTTTGATGTCAATCAGAAAGCCGCCAAACTCATTGAGGGACACGATCTAACGCAGTTGCGTGGAACCGTTAACGCTCTTGCCGATATGGATGAGGGACTTGGCTTCACGGCAACGTTCGCAAAGACAAGGGCCAGTTCGGATGCCGTAGAACTTATCCGCTCGGGTGCCTATGATGCCGTCAGTGTTGGCGCAGAAGTTCAGGAGTCGTATTACGACAAAGAACTGAAAGCCACCGTTGTCACTCGCGCTTCACTTGTCGAATTGTCTTTGGTCGCCGTTCCAGCGTTTTCGGGCGCAGAAATACGCGACCTCGTGGCTCAGGCCGACGAACCCGAAGAAGAAATCCCAACAGAAACAACCCCAACAACACCATCCGAGGAGGATGAAACCATGTCAGAACCAACAAGCGTTGAAGCCGCAATCGCGACTCAACCGATCTATGCAACCGCCAAGCGCGAATTCAAATTGCCGTCCGTAAGCGAATACATCTCAGCATTCGTACGCGGTGGCAGTGATTTTGCACAACTCAACGAAAACATCCGCGCCGCAGCTCCCAACGTGACCACGCCTGATTTGCCCGGTGTGATTCCGACCCCCATCATTCAAAATGTGGTGAACACGTTTGTCGGCTCGCGTCCTCTCGTGGATGCAACCACATTGCGACCCATGCCGCAGGGAGGCTCAGTTTTCATTCGTCCCGTAGTGAGCGTCCATAACTCAGTGGGTACTGCCACACAGAACACGACCATTACCGCGTCACAATTCGAAATCAATGACGTGCAGATCACCAAGACAATTCAAGGTGGCTATGTTGAAATCAGCGAAGCCGCAATTGACTGGTCACAGCCTGAAGCACTCGGACCGTTGCTCGACGACATGATGCGCGTCTACATGGACCGCACCGACTTGCTCGCCTGCTCGGAATTGCAGACTGGCACCACCAACAGCAACAACTTTGCTAACGCATCAATTGCTGACCCGGCTTACTGGGTTGAGTGGATGTACACCGCAGCTGCCGACATCTTGACTGGCTCGAATGGCAACTTGCCGTCCGTCCTCGCTGTGTCACCAAACGTATGGAAATTGATGGGCAGTTTGTCAGATACCGCTGACCGTCCGTTGTTCCCACAGGTGGGCCCAATGAACGCATACGGTTCACTCAATGTCGCTTCGACACAGGGCGCGTTTGCTTTCGGTTTGCGCGTCGTGGTTGACCGCAACTTGACCTCGGCTGGCATGACCATCCTTGATCCGCGTGCCCTTGAATCGTTTGAATTGAATAAGGGCCTCATTTCCGTGGAACAACCCTCACAACTCAGCAGGCAGATCGCAGTGCGCGGGTACTGGGCAAGTAAAGTTGTTTCCCCAGAACTTGCCATTAAGGCCGCTTTCGTCTGATAGACGGAACTGAGTAGAGAGACTGCACCATGGCCACATTCAGCGTGACGCACCACCAGCGTCTAGACGATGTTGCTGTGGTGCAGACCCTTGAATCAACCGACATAACAGTTGGTCAGACAATCACACTGACAGGATTAGGTCACGGCCTGAACGGCACGCACATTGTGATCGCTGTACCGGTCAACTTGTTCGCTGGCGTTAACGAAGCAGGCGACCTGCTATACAACGAAAACGAAATCATTGTTAACCAGTTAATGTTTCAAGATGTCGGCGACGATCTAGAACGATCTGCTGCCGATCCGTTTGGAACTTTGACATGGACTTTAACGTGCACATGGTTGTCATCAACTGCGCCAGTAATTGAGTTTCTCGGAATCGCGTCGGCCACGGCAAATGACACCGCGTTCCTCACTACTTGTGTCGCAGCTGCAAACGCTTGGTGTTTCAGGCGTCGCGTGCAGGCTGGTTACCACGACAGTCTCACGACCGTCCCTGACAGTTCAGTGCTGTTAGGAACCACGCTTTACGCCGCAGGGCTCTACCGTGAACGCGGGACCACTGGAGACAGTTACGCGTCGTTTGGTGACATGACAGGACCACCGCTGATGACCTTGGGTCGAGTCAACCAATTGCTTGGCATTAAACGATCGCAGTGTGCATGAAATGGCAGGCATCTTCACGGACACGATCAACACCGTGTCGGCGTCGCTTACAGCCCTCGGGCTTAAGCCTGTCACCGATCCGCGCAACGCACGACCGCTCACCGTGTTTGTCGAGTTACCGACGTTCACTTGTTTCAACAACCAAGTTGCCGATATTACAGTTGATCTCAGAATCCTTGGCGCGCCACCCGGCAACCAAGATTCAAGCGACTACATCCTCGGCGTCGTGGACACCATCATGAACAGTTCTATTGCCGTTGTGAGTGGCTCACCGTCGCTCGCACAAATCGGTTCACAAGAACTACCCGCATACGACCTAACAATCAGAATCGCTTCCAAGCGCATCCCATAAAGGAAAAACCATGCCCACAACAAAAACCGTTTACTTGTCCAACCCAACTGTCTTAATCGGAGCCGTGGATGTCACGCAGAACACCTCTGCGGCCTCGCTTGAGATCGGTTACGACTCACTTGAATCCACGACCTTTGGCGATACCGGGCACCGTTTCGTGTCGGGCCTCCAAATGGTGAACGTCACCTTGACAATGTTTCAAAACTACGGCGCAGGCGAAGTTGAAGCCACTCTGTTTGATGTTGTCGGAGACGGCACCACCACACTGGTCATCTCGCCATCAGGCTCAACCGAATCTGCCTCTAACCCTGAATACACGATCAGCAATGCAATGATGTCATCGTTCACCCCAATCGTCACAACCGTCGGAGAACTGAGCCAAGTCTCAGTTACCTTCACTGGTGGCACTTGGGTCCGCGACATCGTCAGCCCGTAATCAACAACTAACAAAAGGACCCCGACATGATTGGCATGACATTAAAAGTAGAAATGGCTGACGGTGAAACATTCGAAGCACCGATCACCTACGGAGTTGCGTGCAGGTGGGAAGATCACCATCCCACGCTCTCCGTGGGCCGTTTCTTAGAGGACATGAAGTTCAAGCCTCTCGCATGGTTGGCTTGGGATGCGTTACGAACCAAAAAGATTGTGGTGCCGTTGTTTAGCATTTGGGTTGAGAACGTCATGGATATCACGTTTATCCCAAAAGCCAAACAGGGCCCGCAGGAAGAGCCACAAACCTGATCGCGCAGCTCGCTGTTCGTACAGGCATCAGTCCGTTGGATTTGATGGAAACACCAGCCCAGATCGTTGACGAAATGGTCAGGTTGATAATCGAGCAGAACGAGAGCAAGCGATGACAATTCAGGTGAAAGGTGTGGGCGAAACGCTAAGAGAACTTGGCAAAATCAACCCTGCTTTAAAGCGTGAATTGAACAAAGACATTCGCAACATTTTAAAGCCGTTGTTGGCTGACATTAACCAGTCAATTCCGACGTCGCCTCCACTATCTGGAATGGCTCACAACGGTCGCACCGGGTGGAGCAACCGCAAGAACTCGGTTATAAAGATTGACAGCCGTAAGCCCCGCAGAAACCTCAACGAGCCCCGTATGAGTGTCCCCGTCAACATTGTTCGTATTACGACTAAGGGCGCGCCTGTGGCGATTGTAGACATGGCTGGTAAAGGCGGAGGCACAGTGTCTAAGCGTGAACCGAAATATCAGCGTCCAATGTTTGCCAGTTTGTTAACGGGTGAACCGTCGCGTTTCATGTGGGCTAAAGCAGCGGACTCTTTGTCTATGATTGAACAAGAAATGAACGACACGATCCAGCGAGTAGTTCGGGACGCAAACCAAGAGATGGCAAGGATTCGCTAATGGCAATCAACATTCCGATCATTACCAGCCTTGAAGATACGGGCATCAAAAACGCTAAAGCCGCGTTCAACGATTTCAAAAGTGCTGTTGGTAAAGCCGAAGGTGGGATGGGCAAATTTAAGGCTGGCTCAAAAGTCGCTTTAGATGCGGTCAAAGCCAACGCCGCAGGTTTTGCTATTGCTGGAGGTGCTGCTCTAGCAAGTTTTGCAACTAAAGCAATAAGCGCATTTCAAGACCTTGCGTTAGGTGCAGGCCTGTTTGCTGATGCAACAGGTCTGGCGGTTGAGGACGCGTCACGATATATGGAAGTTGCTGGCGATCTCGGCATCTCTGTTGACAGTGTAAAAACCGCTATCGGTCGCCTCAATAAGACCATTGGTGCTGACCCGGACAAAGTTCGCAAACT